GCCAGATGATACATCCTTCATTCGGGATGCTATAAAATCCAAACCTGCTTGTACTACTAGGTTTTTTATTTCCCTAGTTTCTTTAACATGGCCGTCTTTGCCTTTGATTTCAACTGTAAGCTTACCTGTAGCTTTAGTTTTGTCTAATTTAAACATTTTTATCTCCTAATTATGTTTATGTAATTGTCCAACCTATACCAACGTAGTCTTCACCTAAGTATGATGGGTCTATGTAATTTTGCATTGACCCTACTCCTGTGTCTGTAGCGTTTGCCGTGTCAGCTATTGCTGGTTTACTTAATGCTTGTGCTACGGATTCTGTGATACTACCTGTATCTGTTATTCCTTTACTTGTATTTATACTGTCTAGAGCTTCAGTAGCATTTAATCCTTCCGAAACTCCTTTATTAATTGCTATTGTATCTAGACTATCACTTATAGAAACTGTTTCTGTTCTACTATGTATAGTCTGTAATACAAACGCTTGTGTTACTGTTATTGTCTCAGAGAAATCTCTGCTGTGTCCCATGAGGAGTGATTCCGATACTGTTGGTGTATCTGAAAACGCCCTTACATAAGATGCGGCAGTTTGTAAAACGTCTGAGATTGAAACAGAGTCTGTTGCTACTTTTGATAGTAACTTAGCAAATTGTTCATCACCTAAACAATAGTTATCAGCAACATTGCTGTCTGTACTATCATTCCAATATCCGTCTACAACATAAGGTTGATTGCCTTGGTCTGAGGCTGATACTGATTCTATGTGTGAACCCTGATTAAAGGATATTACCTTTGCTTCGGTTACTGTGGTTGTATCTGTTTTAGCGTATTCGCTTACAAAAACTAATGTTTCAGTAGTAGATACAATGTCTGTAGCTATGAATTTATAGAATATCGTTCCTGTGGTTTCTACTATAAACTCTGGGTTAAAGAGTATTTCACTCCTTATAATAAGATCTCCAAATACTTCCATGCCTGCTGGATGGACTGTATCTCTTAATTTTCTATCCCAAGTTGTTTGTGCAACATTGGATTTAATAATGTAAGAATATGGTTGAAATCTTTTATTGTCTTGGATTACATTAACATCTGATAGTTTCCCTCTATCATCTTTCCATTTACCTTCATATTCAAAAAGGTAACCTGTTGAAATTGTAACCGTTACTTGCTCCGCATTTGGAGAAGTAAGTAATATGTCTGTTGAGGCGTTTAAGAATGTTGAGCCTGGGTTTATAACTGTAAATGCTGTAGGTTTACCTGCTGAGTCTATAGCTGTAACTCTTACATACGCATCGTTTGCCCCACCTTTAAATGTATAGTCTTCATCAAAGTAACCGGTAACTGCGTAGCCTCTGCCGTCGTCTCCCGTTTCATTAATTAAATATATTTGTCCTACTTTAAACCCTGAATCTGCTGCTGAGCCTGCGTAAGATTTATATTTAACTCCTGTTAAAACTCTAACTAAATAACCATAAATATCATCTGAATTGTTAGCATCACCATCATCCACAACATAAGTTTTTAAACTATCTGTATCAAACTCTACAGTAGGGGCACTTGAATATCCTGTGCCTGCTGCTGTTAAACTGATGCCTGTAATTACTCCGTCTGATATTGTTGCAGTACCTGTTGCTCCAGTTCCCGATTCATGGAATACTGTTACTTTTGGTGCACTGGTATATCCACCACCACCTTTTGATATTGTAAACCCTGTAACTGCTCCAGAACTTATTGTGGCAGTAGCTGAGGCACCTGCTCCCGGTCCATTTACAGTTGTTGTTACTATATCAAAATCTACAATCAACTCAAATCGTTGTAATGTAAGACCGTTTGTTTGGTATGTGTTCTTTTCTACTCTTGTTACTGTTGCACCAAGTGTTTTTAATATTGTTACAGAGCCTGTTGTCTCATAGTAACGTATATCAATCTTTTTACCTGTCAAAGTTAGGGGCTCTTTTGTGCCACCATGCTCTGATTCTTGTAATTTAATAGCTCTTTCCACGGTGTAAACACCGTCTGAAGGTTTAAGTGTATACTGGCCTGGGTACTCAACAGTTACCTCTTCGCCATACATAGCTCTAAAGAAAGTTTCTATAGAACGTCTACTACCTTTTGCCTCATAAAAATCTTTAGCTCTTTTATAAAAGAACTTTTTGTCTGTTTTTATTCCTTTTGAGAAATCGTTTACTAATACTCTACGCCATTTTTCTAAGAATTCATCAGTTGCGTAGTCTATGTCATTAGAATAATTTAAAACTTCTGAACCAGCGTTGCCATCTGTATCCATAAAAGTATAATACTTTTCTAGGAACGTAACGAAAGAAGGGTTACCTTCTCTTACCCACTCGGGTATTTGGTTTTTAATATTGTATGAAGTGTTTCTATATTCTGATAACGTGGTGCCTTGGGCTGCGTCTAAAACGGCAGCTGCTGTTGCGCCTGTTGCTGTTGTGTCTAGAGCATTAGGTGTTATTGTTACTGTTGGTGTTTCTGTGTATCCAGAGCCTATATTTGTAACTGTTACTTTTGTTATAAGACCACTATAAACCGTTGCAGTAGCTGTTGCTCCTGTTCCGCCACCACCACTTATGCTGACCGTAGGTACATTATTGTAACCTGTTCCTCCGGCCGTTATGGTTATAGATGATACAAATCTATAATGTGATGGTATATAATCTGTCATTAAATCTCTTCGACTTCAGCTGTTGCTGTTATTTTTAATCCTGCTCTAGTATTTATTATAGAATTTGTTGCACTATCGTCTAAAGACAACACCATATTTCTACTAGGTTTAGCAACCACTGCTGCTGATGATGTGTCTGATGTTCTAATTAAAGCTTGTGTTGTAATGTCTCTAATATCCCTTTGTGTAACTGCATTAACTCTAAGTAATGTTTCTGTGCCGTATAAGGATTTTATATTTATTGAAGGCAATGTTATTGTACCTGAATCGTAGTCTATTGTGCCTACCTCAGCAATAATAGTACCATCAGATGTTACTGCGTTTATTACACCTGTTCCACTATATAGTGGTGGTATGACAGTTGCTGAAGGAACATCTACTAAGGATACTTTATAATCTACGCTACTAGTTGTTATATTAAACCAAGTACTACTAATCTCTCTTGGTTGTAGTCTTTGATTAAACTGTATAGAATAATTATGTGTATTTGTAAAATTCGGTTTGGCTCTTTTCTGTAATCTGTTTGTAATTCCTATTGCAATTATTGATTCAGAAGTAGCTTTAATTGTGTCATGAAGTTTAGTATTATAGAAACTCTTATTAAGTTTATTTAATTGTGTATTAAAATAAGATACTGTGGCTGCATTAACTGCTGCCTCTACATCACCTTTGCTTAATGTAGTTAATCTAGGATTATAAGCTAGGTTAATGTCTAAACCAATATAAACAATCTCTGGGTCTACAAATTCGGGTATAATAGCTACCGGTGTTTTAGGATCTATAATAGAAGTCTTAATGTTATCTTTATCTGCTGCTGTTATAATAGAACCTACTTGAGGATTTAGTGAGATAAATACTTTACCATATATAGGTGGATCGTTCTTCTCTCCTCCCCAAACAGAAACAGATTGTATATTACTATTACTTGCTAATATTAATGCTTCATAGTCTGATGAAGTCACTGCCCTATCTCTTGTAGCGTTAAATCTTGGTGCGTTAAATCTTATTTCATCTACTGCTTCTTTTACTGCTCCGCCGTATCCTACTACTGCTGTATTTAATACTACTATTTCGCCTGCTTGAGATACAGCTCCTGAGAGTGTAAATGTTTTTGCAAAATTAGCTCCTTCAGCATTTGATGTTATATAGTCTACAATAACAAGATTTCCTGTTGTTAACTTTTTACCTATAACACCGTCGCCAAATTTGAGTTGATATAAGCCATCTGCTCCTTCTTCTACCCAGAAACATCTAGTGTCTCCTTTAACGTCTAGAATCTTTTCGACTTTGTTGTATGTAATTGTTGTTATATCTGATGCTGAGTTTTGTACTCTAACTCGTAGTGTTTCTGTATCTACTGCTATGTTAGGTATAACAAATGGACCTTGAATGTTTGCTGTTTCTACTACAAATTTATTGGCTACTCTAAAGCCTTCTTTAATTTCTAATAGATTAAAATTGAATTGTGTAGATGTTGTAGAGTCGGCAGCTTGTCCGGTGTATCTACCATATGCTAAACCGCTATCTGTTGTTACCCCTGCAGATGTATTAACAACCGTTCCTAAAGTATCTTTGCCTGCGTTTATATTACTATTGGGTATATAAAAACTAATACCTGAATACTCTTTAAGTGTGTAAGTTGATGCTCCTGTTCCGCCTGAGTCTTCAGCTTCAGCTGCTGCTTCGGTTAAATAAACAGGATAATAAAATCCTTTATCATCTAATGATGCTGCTGGTAATATTCCTGTGCCATACACATAGTATGGTCCTACGCCACCTGCTGTAGTAGCATTTACTGTGGTTGATTCTGTAGGATAAAAAGTATAGCCAGTGCCTTCTATAGTTGTACTGAAAGTTTTGTTTCTATCTACTTGTAATGTTGTGCTTGTGTAACTAGCTGGAGGAGTTATTGAAAGATTAATCTTTGATATTGCTCCCCTTCTTGATCTTGGTGTATACCCTAATGCTTTTGCTATTGAAACTACTGACTCTCTTTTAACTGCCGTATCTATAAAGTTTTCATTAGCAAGCATGTGTGCTAACATTCCGTTGTAATGTGTATTATATGCTAATAGATCTAGTATGACATTCATACCTGATCCTTCAAAGTTATAGTCTGTAAATTCTGACTGTGACTTTAAAAAAGTTTTTAAGTTTGCTTTGATTGCGTCAAAGTCTAATTCTGATACGTTTAGTTGTGCCATGTTCCTATCTCAACCTTGTTAGGTTTGCTGTTAATTCTTGTGGTTCGTTTATTCCTATAATGTTATAACGTAATGTCATACTGTAATAATTCCTATCATATTGAGGGTTAACGTCTATAGATATTATTTGAACTCTTGGTTCATAATTTTCTAGCATTAACTCTATACTTTTCGTTATAGATATCTCAATACCTGGCATCATTGGTTCAAATAAATATTTTTCTAATTCAGAACCTTTATCTGGATGAAAGGGTTTTTCATGTGGCTTCGTTAGTAACAAACTCTTAACAGATTGTTTAATTGCATTAGCGTTTAGTTTTTTGCCTATATCTCCAGTCAGCGCGTTAGCTGTAAAAGATAAATCTATATCTTTAAATACTCTGGATTGCTTTTCTTTTACGTTTGCCATATAAGTATTTATACTTAGAAATCTATGTTTGGTATTCTAGTTGTAAAGAAATCTGAGTTTAAACCCTTTTTAATTGCCTTAATATCTAACTCGAATTTAGGCTTTTTAAATTTAGGTACATCATCACCTAGTAGTATAGCCCCTAAGTCTAAATTAGGGAATGACAATGGCGTACCTTTTACTGAAATGTCTATACCATCTGTTTGAACATTAGGTAATAACTTACATAATGAGTCTATATCTGCTGCACCTGTCATCAATGCTTTAGATATATCTTGAAGATTTTCAAAGTCTCCTAAATCTACATTACCCCATTTACTTTCTATCTGTGCCATTTTGTTTACTAGAGCGTCTTTCTTTGCAAGACCTAATAATAGGAAGTTGCCCACGTCCTTAAAATCATCTTGTAACGACTTTAATTCTTCAGGTATTTCAATACCGAGATCTATCTCAGGTATCATTGCTTCTAAGTCTCCTAACATACCATTGAGTTCGTCTTCAGCTTGTTGCTTTAAATCATCAAGCTTCCCAATCGTTGGTTGAAGTATTAGTTCATCAATTTTCTCATTAGCTAAGTCTACCTTTTCTGCTAATCCTGCTAATGCTTTACTTGGTCCGCAACTCATTTATATCTCCTAGTTAGGCCCTGAGGTAGTGCCAGCTGCTGTGCCTGGTGTATCTGTATGTGTATGTGATGCTCCAGATTTGCCGGCTGATACGTGGTCTACTTCTGCTGTGCTTGTTCCTGTTATTGTTTGATCGCCTGTTATATCTACTGTATTGTTAATATCTGTATTAGAGGCAGTAATTGATTGTTGGCCTGTTATTGCCATTGTTTGTGCTTCTGCTGTTGTTATTACTTGCCTACCTAATGTTGTATTCTCTACAGGTATTGTAGCGCCTATTGTAATTGTTTGTGCTGTTGCTACTGTTAGATGTTGTTCTTTCCCTGATAGGAGATTCTGTGTTCCTTTAGACTCTATTAAGAAAAAGTTTTCTATTCCATCTACATTTGTTGCCGATGTTTGTCTTATAAGATAATTATCTCTAACTGTGGATAATTTACCACCACCTGTTTTAGGATTGGTGCCTACTTTTTCTACAAAAGACTTACCTACATTTAAATTAAGATTGCCTTTAATAGTAATATCTCCTGCTCCACCTACACTAACATTCTGTACTGCGCCAATGCTTGTGGTTTGTCCGCCTATTATAGTTTCAAAGTCTCCACCTTTTTTGTCTGGACCAGACGCTATGTCAACGTAACGACTACCACTAATATTGGAAATTTGATCTGTTCCTATGTTCATGATATGACTACCATTTATACCCTCAATCTTATCTCCACCTACTGTTAAATGATAGTCTTTTGATATCTCTTCGTATTTGTTTCCCTTAATTAGAAGTTTAGCATCACCCTCAATAGTTACGTTAGCTGAGCCTCTTACAAGAACGTTTTTATCTTTAACTATTATCTCATAGTCCGAACCTGATATGTTACATACTCTAGTTCCATCGTTTTGTATTTCTCTATTTGTTCCTGAAGGATGAAACTCATGTATTCTAATATTACCGGGTGTGTTATCTAACTCTTGTACAATGCCCGATTCTGTTTCTTTAACTAGGTTGTAAGGATAGATAGACGTTTCATCTCCTGACGGTTTACCCCCGCCTCCATCTTTTAGATCTTTTTTTAGATTAAAGTAAACTGCTTCGTCTTTGGATACTCCTCTTGGGTGAGGTTCGTCCCATGTTTTTGTTTCGTAATCTATGCTAGATTTGTCATCTAGTATACCTGCAACACTAACTCCTTTGGCAACAGGTACTTCTACATCTCTCTGCTCTCTTAAGTTTTCTAAAGAGAAATGTGTTTCCGCTACTTCACCTCTGGCAAGTCTAGGTATATCAGATTCTCCAATACCTGAATAGCCGTTAGCTGGCTCTTTAGGATAATTATGTGCTGGATCTACAAACCCTTGTCCTTCTGGGAAGTTTCTTTCTGTAGGAATTCCTGCAATAGTACCCATTACAATAGGTACTTGTGATTCTTCATCTGCAAAGAACCCTACTACTGTTGATCCTTTAACCAAGTTAGGTACTTCCATTATGCCGTTCATACCTGAACTTGTAACCGGATTCATTATAGTAGCGTAAGGTAATTCTGATGTAGGTAAATCTTCAGTGCTTGGAGAATGATAACCAAATATTCTTACTCGTACTCTGCCAGTTTCTGCTGGATCTATTCTATCTTCAACGATACCTGTCCACCATCTAAATTGTGGTAACATTGTATTATTTTCCATTACATTCCTCCCAAAGAATTTGCCGTTCCATTCTTAGTTATTCTTAATGTCATTGTATAATCTACTGGATTAATTCTGTGTTTTATTTCTGTGATAACATACAGTCCAGATAAGTTTTCATCCTCAACATAAACATCGTCTCCAGATTTTGCTTGAGGTTTAGGGAAGAAAAACTTAATACATCTACCTACTTCAATGTCTGTTCTTCCTGGAACTGAAATTAAAAATTGATAATCGTTGAAGCTACTTATATATTGTTTTCGCATAGCATCAGCTGTATAGTGAGATGATAGTGCGTCATCATTAACCCCTGAGGATTGCTCTGGGTTATTCCAGTTATATGAATTTAATATTTTAACTGAAGTGTATGCTGTATGATCTTTAGGTAGCCCTGAAGGCATTGGTAAGTGTTTATCCGTTGTAACATAGTTTTCAAAATCCTCAGTCATATCTAAGGTTATATGTTTAAATTTTTTGTTAAACATGTCATATGCTTGTATGTTTCCACAAGAGTAACCTGACATGTTGGCATCTGCTATATCAATTGTTCTAGGTATTTCTATTTCCTGTATTCTTGTAAAGTAATCTGGTAGCGCTGTTCCAGAAAAACTACCATCTTGTCTATTTTGATATGGTAAAGACGGTTGTGTATAATGATACTCTTCAAAATATGAATCTTGTCCTTCTAATATTATATGTTGTAGACTTGAAAGATACCAATCTTTATTGGATTCAAAGAAAAAGAAGTCTGAGCCATTTATATCTGATG